TAATGCATTAACTGCTTTTGCAACTCTTGCAAAAAAGAAAAATCCAGATGGATGGCAAAAAGAAGTTTGGGATCGTAACGATCAATTTTATGAACAATTACCTGCACACGAAGTACAAGCTGTAATTAAAAGCTATGAGAAAAAAGATTATGGATACAAATGTACTGATAAACCTATGAAAGATCATTGTAATGCTGGTCTATGCAGAACATTATTATACGGTATTGATAGCTCAGCATATATGCCAAAGGTAGATTCCTTTCAAAGATTAAGAACAAATCCACCAATTTACTTTTTAACAATAGATAAAAAAACTATAGAATTAAATGGTAAGCAGTGTAATCAACAGCAACTCTTTGCTGAGGCATTATTTGATCAAGCTGATATGGTTTGGCAAAAACTAAAAGATAAAGAGTTTAGAGTATTTTTAAATCAATTGAAAACAATGCAGCAAGACATTGAGGGTTATGATGAAGATAAGGAAGCACAAGAAGAATTTGCAGATTTAATGATACAATTTACACAAGAGACACAACAAGCAGACAATGCATCACAAGTAGAAGCGGATATGTGGTTCTTACACGATAGTAATGTTGTGTTTAAGTATAAAACTTTTGAAAGATTCATACGAAAAAATAATAAAGCCATTAAAAAATTTGAAATCATCAATACACTTAAAAAGAATGGTTCAATCAAAAAAGAATATTATGATAAATTAAAAATTAAAAATATTTGGTATTGTAAAAAACCAGAAGAACCAATAATTGAAAGGTCAAATGTCTTATTCAAAAGAGAAAAAGCACCGTTTGAAGAACCGCACCATTAAAATATATGGTCCTCCGGGTACAGGAAAAACAACAACTCTTTTAGAAAGAGTGGAGAAATTAATAACAAGAGGTATTAAACCTAGGGACATGGCCTACTTATCCTTTACAAACAAGGCAGTTAATGAAGCAAGATATAGAGCATTTAAAAAGTTTGTGGGCTGCACCGATGATGATTTAAGAAACTTTAGAACAATACATAGTTTTTGTAGACAGAATTATAAACAAATTCCAGTTATTGATCCAGATATAGACATGGTAGAGTTTGCCCAAACTCTAGGTTTACCTAAAGTTAGATTCGAAAATTATAATGGTCATCTTGTTTGGAATGATTGGTCTTTACGAGTTTATGATAAAGCAAGGAATAGATTAATTCATCCAGATGATCAGTATAAAGAAGAAAAAATTAAAAGAGTTGTTTACGAAAAATTTAAATTAATTATCGAAGCTTACGATGAATATAAACAAGATCATAGAGTAGATTTTACTGATATGATTGAACATTACATTGAGAATGCTGCCGCGCCAAAATTAAAAGTTTTAATAGTAGATGAGGCTCAGGACTTAACTCCTTTGCAATGGAAACTGGTATATAAGTTAGCCAATAATTCAAGTAGAATTTATATTGCTGGAGATGATGATCAGGCAATCTATGAATGGAATGGAGCTGAAGTAGAATATTTTAATGAATTTCCTGGAAAAGATTTTATATTAAAAACATCTTACAGAATACCAAAAACAATACATGATTTTTCTCAATATATCGCAACATATATCAAAGGTAGAAAGAGAAAAGACTTTGTACCTAGAACAAATTTAGGTAACATTATTACATATCAAAGACTTAAAGATATTAATTTTAGTGCATCCGATAGTTGGATGATACTAGGTCGAACAAATGAAATTGTAGACGAACTTAAATTAGAGGCGAAAACCATAGGTTTATTTTTTCAAAGTGCAAAAGGATCAAAGTCTTTTGATATACACAAGTGGAGAGCAATTAAACTTTGGAATCAATTAATGCGTGGTAATAAAATTAATAAAGAACAGTGTCAGATTCTTTATACTTACATTAATGAAATAGCTTATGGTTGGAGAAGTTTAGACAGTAAAAAATGGATGGCTATAAACAATAATTTATTATTTGACTATAATTTTTTAGTAACAGAAGCTGGTCTTAGAGTTCCTAAAGATGATTGGACTAATGTATTTAATAGAAATTTTTCTGAACAAGATAAGTATTATTTTAACAAACTAATTGAGACAGATGTTAATCCTGACCTAGATTCTGAAATTGTAATAGACACCATTCATTCAATTAAAGGCGGAGAAGCCAATGACGTGGTAATTTACGAAAAATCCAATTGGCCTGCTCATTTGGAAAATAAAATTGGAAAAGATCGTTGCTCTGAATATAGAGTATGGTATGTAGGAGTTACAAGAGCTAAACAAAATTTACATATATTGAGAAGCAATCATCAATATACGTTTCCACTTTGTAGAATGTTAAATGAAATTAAAAGAAATATTTAATGTTAAAATTATTAGATTTATTTTCAGGAATTGGAGGATTTAGTTTAGGATTAGAGTCAACTGGTGGATTTGAAACAATTGCTTTTGTAGAAAAAAATGAATTTTGCCAAAAAGTTTTAAAAAAACATTGGCCAAATATAACAATAGAAGGAGATATACGAAATGTTAAAGGAGAAAAATATCAAGCAGACATCATTACCGGAGGATTCCCTTGCCAACCATTCAGTGTTGCAGGAAAAAGAAAAGGAACAGATGACGATCGATATCTCTGGGATGAAACTATTAGAATCGTTAGAGAATGTAAACCTCGATGGTTTATTGGAGAAAACGTTGAAGGCCTTATTAACATCAACAACGGCGTGGTGCTCAGACAGGTGCAGACTGATTTGGAAGAAGCGGGTTTCCAAGTCCAATGTATTGTTATTCCAGCTGCAAGCGTCGGTGCTTGGCACCAGAGAAAACGAATCTGGATTATGGCTTACTCCGACAGCAACGGACATTGGAACAAGATCAAAGGAAGCGATGGAAAGAAGAAAAAAATACAGGACGAGCATTGGAAGGATGACAGTACCACCAGGGAATTTAGCGGAACAAGTTCAGTATGGCAAACCAGTGGTAAACATGTATCCAACACCAACAGCATCGGACTCGGAGGGTGGAATAGCAAAAGATGTACAACTGAAGGATGGTCATTTCTTTCGAGAAAACAAGAAAGGAGTAAGATGGGGAGTAAAACTACGAGACGCGATGAATATGTTTCCAACTCCAAGGGCATCAACAGCGATGGGGGAAAATTTAGAAACAGTCAAAAAAAGATTGAAAACAAAAAAATCAAAAGGAAAATTAGAGGAAAAAATAGCAATGGACATGTTTCCAACTCCTACAGCAAGGGATTGGAAAGACACAGGTCAGAACACAAATTACAAAAGAATGGCAGAGAAAAGTATATTATCAGGAGTGGTAATGATGAAACAAAAGAAAGTTGGTGGAAGACTCAATCCAGAATTTGTAGAATTCCTGATGGGGTATCCGTTAGGATGGACAGAAATAGAAACGAAAGATTAAAGTCTTTGGGAAATTCCATCGTACCACAGATAGTAAGAGAATTAGGCTTTGCAATTTTAACAGCAGAAAGATCATGAAGAAAGAACTAATACGATTAAAAAAACGTTTGAAAATACTACAATTAATGTGTAAAAGATTACGAATCATTAGAGACAAATATCATAAAAAATTTAAACCAAAAATAACTTACATTTATGACAAATAAGACTTTTTTTAAACAGGTTGGTGGATCTCATTATAAAACAATGAAGATACAGCCATCTGTATTTATAAATGAAAATAACATTTTATTTGCTGAAGGTAATGCAATTAAATATATTTGTAGACATAAATTAAAAGGTAAGAAAGAAGATATACTTAAAGCAATACACTATTTAGAAATGGTTTTAGAAAGAGATTATTCAGAATGAGTCATCAAATAAATTTTATATTCAAAGAATCAGACTGGACTCCTCCAACACACTTCCCTGATTTAAAAAATGCAAAAGAAATAGCAATAGATTTAGAAACTAAAGATCCAAACATAAAAGAAAAAGGACCTGGTTGGCCTACTATGGACGGTAATATTGTAGGTGTTGGTGTAGCTACTGAAGGGTTTGTTGGTTATTACCCTATTGGTCATGAGGTTGGTTCTAACATGGATTATAAAATGGTAATGGATTGGGTTCAAGACATTGTAAGTGGTCCTGGAGATAAAATATTTCACAATTCATCGTACGATGTGGGTTGGTTAAGGGCTCACGGAGTAAATATTAAAAATGGAAGAATAATTGATACTATGATTGCTGCAGCTATTGTAGATGAAAATAGATTTTCCTATTCATTAAATTCTCTCGGCTTCGATTGGTTAGGCGAAACAAAGTCTGAACAAGAGCTAAAAGAAGCAGCAGCCGACTGGGGACTGGACGCTAAACAGGAGCTTTATAAGTTACCTGCTCAATATGTAGGGTTTTATGCAGAGCAAGATGCATCATTAACTTTAAAACTTTGGCAGTATTTAAAATTTAAAATCTATGACAATTCATTAAAAACAATTTTTGATTTAGAAACAAAACTTACTCCAATATTAATTGCAATGAGAGCAAAGGGTATCAGAGTAAATGTCACACAAGCTGAAAAATTAAAACTTGAATTTTTAGAAAAAGAAAAAACACTACTTCATCAATTAAATAAAGAATGTGGTTTAAATGTAGAGATTTGGGAGGCAAGAAGTATAGCTAAAGCTTTTGATAAACTAAAGATAGACTACCCTAGAACAGAGAAGACAAAAGAACCTAGCTTTACAGCTAATTGGCTTTTAAATTGTTCCGCTCCAATAGCTAAGTATCTTAGAGAAGCTAGAGAAATAAACAAATTTACATCAACATTTATTGATTCAATTATTAAATATCAACATAAGGGTAGAATTCATGCGGAAATTAATCAATTAAGATCTGATTCAGGAGGAACAGTTTCTGGTAGATTATCAATGTCAAATCCTAATTTACAACAAGTTCCTGCAAAAAATAAAGAATTTGGACCTAAAATTAGATCTATATTTAAACCTGATAATGACTTATTATGGGGCTCATTCGATTATTCGCAACAGGAGCCACGACTTGTGGCGCATTATGCTTATACAGTCGGATTTAAAGGATCAGAACAATTAATTAAAGCTTATGAGAAAGACGACGCAGATTTCCACCAAACAGTTGCAGATATGGCGGGCATACCTAGAGGACAAGCGAAGACTATTAACTTGGGACTTTTTTATGGAATGGGCGCCAAAAAATTATCCGCACAACTTGGAATTGGAGAAGAAGAAGCAAAAAAACTTTTGGACGCATACAATAAGAAAGTTCCTTTCGTAAAACAATTAGCATCAAAGTGCCAAGAATCAGCAGAGACAAATGGGTCAATAAGAACCATTAGAGGTAGACGTTGTAGATTTGATAAATGGGAAGTGGCTAGTTGGGGATTAAATAAATCAACAACTTACGATGATGCAGTTCAAAAATATGGTGTTAACAATATTAGAAGATCAGGTACTTTTAAAGCTTTGAACAGATTAATCCAAGGTTCGGCTGCTGA